TATTGAACCTGAGTTTTACGACGTTGTTGTAAAATGTAAGGACCAAAAACAACTCAAAGAACATCTATCAAGCTTTTCTACTATTATGAAAGCCGTCACACAAAGCAAGTTTGTTCTCTCAGACAGACTTAAACAATGTGAAGGATTTCAGGCTTCAGCCTTTGTCCTTAAAGATGCTAATGTGACTAACATGGAACTCGCTTGCCATATGATCAAGGCTGGTAGAAAAATACTGCCTGGCATGAATGTTAACATCTCTCTTGACTATATCTACAAAGTTGTAGGGAACAAGGTCTATACCAATGACCCTGAACTCTTGGATTGTGCTTCAGACCTGCTCGTCGATGTCCAACATGATGAGATCTATTACACAAAAGAAGTCATTGGTCCGGAGGACAAAAAAGTTACCATCCATAAGGCCCTTACCCCTGACTTAGTTAACCAGCTGTTGGATGGAGAGATCCCCACGATTCCTAATCTTACAAGAAAAGACATAGGAGAGCTTCGATCAGCTATCCGTAATTTTGATGCAGAAGATCACCCCTGCCTATGGCAATACAAATACTTTAGAACAAAGTATGAAACCATCGGAGTCTTGGATGTCATCCCAGCTTGGGCTAAAGTTGCCACTGCTATCTTAGCAGCAGGTGTCGTGCTCTACACAGTAGCTAAGCTATTTACGTGGGTAACAAAAGCACCCACCAGTAGTATGGATACGCACCTAGCAACTATACCCTCTACCACCGTCATTTCTGCTAAACCCATTGTCTTTGATGATGATGATCTTACCGGTCAAGGAATGGATCAATTGCTAGAGCATATGACACCACGAGCGATCAAGTCACCAAAAGATAAAAAACGCTGGCGCTCTGACTATGAAGAAAACTACCAACGTACTGATCGATATGTCAAAGCAGGCATAAAAGACCCAGAGTCGTATCGTTTCGTCTCTGGAAATGCTCCAGCGTGGCAAGCTCTACATCGCTATGCCCATGACCACCCAGAATCCCGCAACGTCTTAATTGGAGTTTCACAGCACTACCAACAAGGTGACCAGAATCCCCATGCCTTTAGTCCAACTCCTGTAAAGATGGTTGAAATTCCCTGCGTTGTATGTAACAAAACCAAGCTCAATTACGCAGTAGAGGACCACTACAACCACTTCATGTGTAACGATTGTTCACCTAATTCCTGCAATAAATGTGGTAAGAAGATCAACTTCAGCTATGCCGTTAAGGAGAAGAAGTACTGTCACGATTGTTACCATGATATACTGCATGACGCCTATAGCAAAAGACCAAAAGTTGTTGATGACGAACAAGTGCCTCGATCTATCTTCAATATGCAACCCCTAACAGTGTGCAATCAACCACAAGACATACTGTTTAACTTGGTTGAGAAAAACCTAGTTAGAGTGGAAACCCCATTGGGTGCTTATCATGGCCTAATGACACATGGAACAACATGTCAAACATTATGTCATGGTATACCTGATGGCACCACAAGCGTCACTGTGAAATTTGATGAGGGACAAGGAGTTAGGTCCGTAGATGCAAAAATCGTCTACATGGATAGAAACATAGACACAGCCATCCTCGAGATCCAACCTGTGCGCCTCTTCAAAGACATTAGATCACACATCATTGAAGAGTATACACATCCCGAAGAAATGGAAGGATTTATCCGCATTTGTACGCGTCCTGGAAGTTCCAGCTTCTCAGCGTCAGGCTACGTTTCTTTCAATTTTCACCGCCAAGCTTGGAGTAGAGTCAACCCTCTCTTCAAAGTTAACGGGTTGCAGATCGCTTTGGATTGCTCTCCCACCTGCATACGCCCATCCATTTTAGACGGAGACTGTGGCAATCCACTAGTTGTAAGACTTCCTAGTGGAATTTGTAAAGTCGCTGGTCTGCTACAGTCTGATAAAGACACGAAAGTGTACTTTAGGCCTTTTGTCCAACAACAAACACCAAAAGCAGCCACTGCGTTTTCTGAAGTCACTTTAGAAGACACAACCCTCGTCGTTCCATCAGCCCTTAAGCCATACATTGAGACTATGACTCCATCAAACTTTGAGTCTGACCATAACAAGATATTTGGTTTCACCCCCCATTTTCGGCAATTTAACAGGAAAAAGAACAAGCCTGATTTCTATCGAATCCCGAAAGAGGGGCTTAAGCTGAACTTTCCCATCAATACAGCCCCTGCTTGCCAGAATGTAAACGAGGTGGTTGACTTGAGTTATCTCAGAGGAGATAAAAGTGGAAACCCCAACATCCTACATACACAAGTCGACCTCTTCGGTAAGCGTATCCACCTTTTCAATCCAGACCAGGAATGTTTTGACCTATCTAGATCATATCTGAAAGACTATTATTCATCCAAAGTCACAAACGCTCAACCACTATCATGGCCTCGTCTGTTGAATGGGGAAAGAAATCCAAATAATAGGCAATACTATGGGATGATCAACCCCATTGAATTGGATTCGTCTTGTGGGCTATATTTCAACTTAGTCCATAAGTGTCAAAAGAAAGCGGACCTGTTTGAGAGAAGAGGAAACAACAATATTGTTGTCCGCAGCACCCCTGCTGGGAATGATATGATGAGGCTGTTCAATGAGATGGAAGAACGGATAAAGGCAGGACAGATAGTAAACGTAGTTCACAGGTGCTGTCAAAAGCAAGAGATCCTGCCAATTGAGAAAGTGAAGATCGGAAAGACCCGTTGTTTCATCAACAGTGACCCAGTTCTATCTCTTATGCAAAGGAAGTACACAGCTGAATTCGTAGCCCAACTGCAAGGCCAACGCACTGAGATCCCCCCCCAACGTGGATGTAATCCCTATCTAGAGTTCACCGAGCTACGTAAAAGACTTGATGACTTTGATGGAGATGAATTGGAATTTGATTATTCTCGTTTCGATCGTAACATCGCTTTTATCTTTGTGTGGGACTTCTTTGACACTGTAGCGGCCAGCATGGATCCGGAACCCTTTGGAGGTGTTACTCATCGCGATGCCTTCTATAGGGGTTTAGCCATGTGTACCACGAGCCCTCTCTTAGCATGTGAAGGAACTGTATTGAGGACTGCTGCTAGCACTGGCATTTTCAGTGGAGATACCATCACCGATTCCATGGATTGCAATGCAAACCACTCCATTACATCATATGCCGCTGTTCGTCAGTTCAGACACGTCCATAAGCGTCTTCCTAACTATCAAGAATGGAAAGCTACTTACATCACTCTTACTGGCGGAGATGATGGGAAAGCTAAGTTCCAAAAAGACCTCAATATGACATTTGAAACCTTCGCTAAAATAACTGAAGAGCTTGGGGTTGAAGTCACTCCAGCCAACAAAGGTATATCCAATGAGGTTGACTTGTTTTTATCTCGGAATATGACCATGGACCCCAAAGACGGAATTGTGTATCCCTTCCTGAAGGATGGATCTAAGACCAAGTGTATGCACTGGACTAGGGATTTTACCCCAGAACAAGTAAGAGACAATCTCCAAACGTCTTTAAAAGAGCTTGGTCTCATGTCCAAGGAACAGTACGAATTAGGGAAGCAAGATCTTGTTAAGATCATAGCAGCCCTACCTCCTGCCCATCAAGTCGTGATTAAACGCGACCTCGTACTGTATGACTACGAAGATATCCACCATAGGTGGTATACCCTCATCTCGTCTGGCAGGAGAAATGCAATTTTGGATGCCTCCAATGATTTCCAAACAAAATTAGAATTGAATAATCAACTCAATCAACTCTGCACCGATTTATTACCTTCGGATAATACTTTACTGCCAATTGTT